ACTAGCATACAGGGCATAATAGACGCTCCTATAGAAAAGCAAAGAGAGTTTTTGCGTAGCGCATACACTAGGATGACTGCTAAAAAGAACGATCTATTTAATTTTACAGGTGCAGAGCTATCTTTAAACGACACTTTCGAGTTGTTTGAGGCTATGCAAGCCTACAAAAATACTATACCCAAAGACATTTTAGCCGACCCTAACTACGCAAAAGCAGGTCCTTTAGAGCGCCTTGTTAAACTTTTTGAGCCTGAAGAGTTAGAGGAGGCTATACCTGCATCGGAAGGAGTCGCTGCTCAGCCTGCAGTTGTAGAAACCCAAGAAGAAGCAATAGAAAGAGTAAATGCACTCCTAGAGGAAGAAGGCATAGACCTTTCCTACTTGTACACTGAAATTAGACCACTGCTTTCTTTTCAGAAGAATAGGGTGTTTAACAACCCCGCTGAAGCTAACCCTAACGCGGCTACTGCTCCTATAAGAGGTGTAATAGACTTTATAGACTCTAAGATAGATGAGCTAGTAAGTTTAGATAGCCCCGTAGGAATACAAGCTAAAGAGGCTATGGACTACTACGAAGAAGTGTACGCACCTACTTGGAACTCAGCGCCACTTCGAGACGTTAAACAAGTATACGACGAGACTATGATTGTCTCTACTAAAAAGAAAGACCCCTACGAGCCTAGAGAATACACTGAAGAAGAGCTGTTAGAAGAACTAGACGTAGCAGAAAAGGAAGCGGCTGCAGGTGAAGTAACAGTAAAACCAAAAGACGAACCTAGGTTTGCTGACACAGTAGATGCTTTACTATCTAATTTAACCCAAGGCGCTAGTGACAAAGCCCAGTTTAAACAGCTAATAGAAGTTCTTAGCAGAGAAGGTGGCAATCCAGAGGATAGTCTTTCTTTTATATATTCTGAAATAGTGCAGGCAGTGTCTAGAGTTATAGACAACGAAGGTGGATTAACTTCAGAGCTAGTTGCGCCCTTGAGAGAAGCTATAAAGCCCTACGGAACTAAGATACGAGCGACAAACCCAAAAGAAGCAGAAAAAATAGACAAGTTGTTAGCTACCCTTAGCACCGCCAAAAGAAATAAAAACTTAGCTATGAAAGAAATAGACGAAGCTAAGAAGCTTGCCCAAGAAGCAGTAGAAAAAGAACTAGACGGCGTACTTAAAGACTTTATACAAAAGGGTAAATACGGAGCAAAACCTAAAGATTCTCCTATTAAAGTGCTAAACAGCATACTAGACGACCCAGACACCACCAGACTAGAAAAACTAATAGCAGAAGTAACTAAAGATGGCGCAGACCCAAGGCTACTTAAAGGAATACAAGCGGCCCACCTTAAAAGAATGCGAGAGAAGTTCTTTAGGCCCGGAACTGCAACTGCGTCTGGGACAGATGCTGCGTCTGGCTCCCAGTTAGCACAAGCTCAAAGAGGGATAAAACCGTACTTCAATAACTTAGATACAATATTCCCTGACGACCCAGAGCTAGTGACCGGCCTTGTTGAAGTGGGGCGAATAGCTGGTCTATTAGAAAGGTCGCAAACTAAGTTTGTGCCTGCAGGAAGATCTAGCACCGCTTTTACTCAAGAAACTATAACTAACATGGGGACGTTGATTCGATTTACTTACGGCCCGCTGTCTAGCACAGGAACTAAAATAGGTGCGTTTACAGCTTCCTTAATGCGAAAGTTTACACCGGACCAGTACACGGACAAGATACTAAGGGCTATCTACACTAATCCAAAAGAATTTTCTAGAATAGCAGACAGAGTTCTTAAAAGCGGCATGATAGAAGATGCTGGAATAGTAGACCCCGTTGTTTTAGGTGAGCTATTGCGTTTTTATGCGCCTTCTTTGTACGGCTACAAAACTCCAGATCCAGACGAAATGATGGTAGAAAAAATACAAAGAGAGCAAGAAAATAAAAGAGATACCAACCAGCAAACCGAAGAGTTACTACAGGAATAACCCATGCTATTTAATCTAATATCCAACCCCTCTACTGTCAGTGAGCTTACGGTTAACGGCACTGTGACTGCTGACTCTTATACAGGCCAACAAACCCCTAATATACAATCAGGCGATGAGACAATGTCAGACCATGTTGGAGAAAAAACTATATGTGTTGGGGCTACTGGAACTGTGACTTACACATTCCCTGATGTTGCTGACGGTGATAAAGGTGATACTTGGACTGTTGTTAATGCAAGTGACCAAAGTATAACTTGTGCTAGGTCAAGTGACACTCAATTCTCTAAATTAGTGGCTGGCTCTGACCCTGCTTCAGCTACAAGTGTAACAGTTGCCAAAGGCGGTGTAGCTGAGTTTGTGGTTACTGCCGCTAACGTGATTACAGTGTTTGGTTCAGGCATTTCATAATGTTTAGTCTTGGAGCTATTGCTGTAACTGCCGTTGTTGACCCAGTGATTGATGAGTTCACCGTAACAGCGGCGGCACAAACACAGTTAAGCCCAAAAGATGTACACAGAGGTTACAGAGTATCAGCAGTATCGACTGATTTTGGCTCAGTAACACCGTCAACCATTACTATTGCTAATGGACATACGGCAGATACCGATTCTCAACAAAATTTTAGTGCTGTTTTTCCAGCGGCGCAATTTGTAGAAATAGACCCTGCCAGTGGGGGCGCAAACTCTATGCAGTTAGGTTTAGTGTTTCCTGACGAGTCTGCCTCTGTGCCAACTAACAATGACACTAATTACTTTAAAAGTTTAAAAATTATCAACAATACACAAGGAACTACAGTAACAGTGCAACGAAGCGATATGACTTTTACATCTGGAGCAGACAGCGATGGTACTGGTTATTTCGTTGTTTTTACTAAAACAGAAACATTAAACATAAGCGCAAATGATTCTGTCAAAGTTCAGTTGAGGAGTGACTAATGTATTCTTGTGTTTTGAATCCTAGTTACACTGATGCAGAATTTGCTAGAGTTTTTAATGATTCTTGGGATAAGTTGCCAAGTCATTTGACTCAGTTTACGCAAGAAGAATCTTTAACTAAACAACAAACCCGCGTTGCAAAAATGAATTGCAATATTGGAGTTTATGAAGATGGTTATATGCTTGCCCTGTTATCAGGTATAGAGAATGATAAGAAAGTAATTTTAGTTTCTGCATACTTTGGAAAAGATAGCACTGGCAGTAAGGCTTATGTTCATAATGCTGATTGGTATAACACTGTTATAGATTTTTCTAAAGAACATTTTGATGAGTTTGGATTTACTACAATAGATAGCTCACCAATGGACAGCCATGCAAAAACACAAATAAGCGTCAGAGATACAAGATTTGGTGATGCAGTAACCCAAACTGATGATCACGAGGGTATTACCTATAATGGATCAAATTATAAAACTAGTTAGATATGATTATGAAACAACTAGACAAACTTAAACAAGTATTCGAGACCTTCTGCTGGTTCTGGGGGGCGTGGTTCTTATTCTCTTGCTTTGGTGCAGTTATTTATTTTGTTTTAAAAGATTTAGCATAGCGTCAACTTCACTTAGCTTATCGTTTATTTCTGCAAGGCTCCCTATCAAAGAATCTACTTCTTCGTAGTAGTTAGTATGCTCCGGTATAGAAGTAGGATTATCTAAAATAATGTCTAAGTTTAATTCTGTCTTAGCCTTATCTCCAAGCAAGGCTCTTTTTATTCTCTGCAAAACTTCAAGCCTATCTCTGCTCATCTTTTCTTCCTTTTAAACCTAGCTTTAGTCTCATACTCAGTAGGCTTCGCGCCGTTGCCATTTAGGAAATCTATATTCTGATAGTAGGCGGCATTAAAGCCCCTATGCCATTCTAAATCCGTCATAGAGTCTGCCTTGAAAGGGCTAGACATAAGCCCCTTCACAAAGCAGTTATAACCCCACTGGTACGCTTTCTGCAGTCTCTCAGCTTTCATTAGTCAGATATATCCACAATTTCGCATGAAGATCCCGTACACGCTAATGTCTGGGATGAAACAGTATTGTCTTCGCTCTCAAAGTTAGACAGCTCAGACCAATCAATTTTTTTAGGTAGCTTCTTAACCGCCTCCGCATACATCTCTTTGTCACACTCTTGGTACGGGGCCTGTTTATAAACATGGTCTGAATGAGGTAAGAAAGATATGCCCGAAACTTCGTCAAAGTTACGATAAACCCAAGCGCCCACATCCAGCCACTCCTCGTCTCGTACTGAGATAGTGACGGATGGTTTATGCTCACACCAGTGTCTCTGGTAAATAAGCCATAGGTCTAGTTGCTCTATGGCGTTCCTGTCGTCCCTGCATACGGCGTTCTTAGGTGCTTTCTGGGGGAAAGTAAACACTATAGTGCTATCCGGCTTCATAACGCAAGGCTCCCAAGGAAAGCCTTTGTCTATCATAAACGACGTTAGAGGGTCTTTAAGATCTGCCCTAACAGTACGCAGGTAGTACGGGCTGTGGCGAGTGTGTATGCCACTAGCAGTACCTGTAAGTTGGCTAACAGTACCTGATGGCTTCACAGTAGTACACGCAACGGACTGTGGTATGCCTATAGCCTTGGCGTACTTCTTGTTAACGGCTACAGAGTGGTCTCTGAGGCCCTCTAGGACGCTCTCTAGGTTGTCCTTGCTAGAGTTGTTGGTAATGGCATTGTCCATGATACCCGTCATAGAGACCCCTAGGAGGCGCTCCTCGGATGTCGTATTGAACCAAACCTTACGCAGATACGGGAAATGTATCAGAGTAGACTGAAAAGTACCCAAGATAGTAGCCAGCTCTACCTTACGTTTTAAATCTGCCTCAGTGTCTTTTTCCCGTATAATGCACTCGGTAAGATTGCAAAATTGATAGTTCTGTAGAAGTATTTCTGAACAAGGATTGCAACCAAACTCTTTTGTGGCGTCTCGTCTGCCGTTCTTAGCTGCTTGTCTTTTTGCAGCGTCACGAGAGAATAAGCCTCGTTCACCGCTTTTAGACTCGATAAGAGACAGCCATTCCCGCATGAAGGTTTCCATGTCAGGCCTAGAGTTATATACAGCCGAGTTATTGGCTAAGGCTCTCTGTGGATTATGCTCAGGCTCGTACCATGTACCACTTTTAGCGTGGCGTAGCTGGTCGTCCGATAGAGCAGACAGAGAGATCAGAGCGCTACGTCTTACACCCCCAACCACTACTATCTCGGCTATTTTGCAGACAATGTCGTGAGCCTGCAGGCAAGTTAGCTTAGTACCTACAGCGTTCTTAAATATGTTTATGGTGAAGTCAAACAAATCTACCAATGGTTGTGGGCCAGAAGCCCTACCACCAAAAGTCTTTAACCTAGAGCCAGCGGGACGAACCCTACTTATGTCTATTTTAGGTATTTCGCCACTCCAGAGCAACGCTAGTAGCTGCCTGTATGCCTTAGCCCAGCCTTCTTTAGAATCCCGCACTACTACAGTAGTTTCCGAGGGATACAACTCCTGTGGTACTTCAGGTAGCTTATTAACATGCTGAGGCTCTACAGAGAAGCCCACACCCGTACCGCACAGCAATACGAACATGGCCTCATCAAAGGCTTTAGGGTCATCTATAGGGAGATACGCACAGTTGTACGCGGCGGTATTGTCACGGGCTAACGCTGGACCAGCCGTCATTAACGCCCGCATACTAGGCATAACTTCAAAGTTAAGTATGGCGTGACGAAGTTCTTCTTTAAGAGAAGGCTTAAGACAGTACTCATTTACTTTAGCTAAATTAAACTCCAAGAAGTCTAAATAGCGGTCTACTGTCTCCTGCCATTTTTCTCTTCTTAGTTGATCTTGTAGCCATTTAGAATAGCGGCTAGTGTAGATAAACTCTTCGTAATCAGTAGGAAACCCTTGGGTTGGTGGTAGTTTCATTATCGTCCTCGGTGAGTTCTATTAGTTTATTTAAGTACCAGATTGCTTTACGGGCATCCTCGACAGTTTTGCCTTTATTAAATAGTCTCATACCCGTATATTTTATCACATTACCGTGGCAGTAGGCTATTGCTCCTTTCATGCCGAGAGTATCTACCAGATAGTCAATGGTTTCTATTTCTCCTTTAGAGTAGTGCGGAGGATGGTTTACCGCATCTCTTATGGCCTTAGAGGCAGCGTCCCATTCTTGTGGGGTAGCGTCGTCTATACTAACGCTTCCGTCAGAGAACGTCATCGTCATCTTTCTTTTCCTCTTTTTTATCGAACAAGTTAACAACAGTGCCTTTCTTAGCAGGCGGTTTCTTTTTCTTTTCTTTCTGGGTCTGATCAAACAGCTCCATAAAGACTTCAGCTATGCCCTCTTCGTGGGATATGATGGCGGCCTCGCCCAGCTCCATAAGATGTGGCATATTAACTTGCAGGGCGGTTGCTACGCCTTGCTGTAGAGTTAACAGCCAGTTGTACTCGTCCTCATCCATTTCTTCGGAAAGGCTATTAGTCATCTTTATGTTCAAGTCGTCGCCGTCAGCAGTCATAACAAGGACTACAGCGTCTTCTGGTATGTGATAGTTAAGCTCTTCTTCCATACTAGCCTCTCAATGTATCAATAATGCTAATAGATTTTTCGTTTTGTGGCTCCGTTATCCACTCTTCAGGTACAAGTTTTACAGCGTACATAAAATTATTTTTTTCTGCCCAAGCACATACTGTAGTTTTACTGCCCTTTCTTATCTTGGTTCCTTTGCTATGGAAGACAAATCGTATGTCTAGTTCTGGCAGTTGTTCCCGTATGAGTAAGTGCTTTTTCCTGTCGTCGGAAGTAAATATACCTTTAGACTCAATAACAATGCCGTTTGGCAAATAAAAGTCGGGGGTGTAAGTTTTACTTTGCTCAGGCCATACATACGGTATCTTAAACGGCTCGTACTCAGCGTCGCAGTTACACTCTTTAAGTTGGTCGTATATCCTAGCTTCTAAGCCGGACCTAAAGCCTTTAATAAAAGCAGCTCGGTTAGTTGGTGCTGGTCTCATCTTTACCGTACTCAGTATACCAATAATGCTTTGGATTTTTGGCTTTAGATACCGTATGCGGCAGGTATCTTGCATTAGGCCAACACTCCTTCATGTAGGAACAGAACGTACATCCCATAGGGACTTTTAGACTACCCGTAGGCATCTGGCCTCGTGTTGTCTCTAGCTCTACGTCAAAGCACTTTTTAAACGGCTTGTCGCTAAACACAAGGTCTACCGTGTCCGCCATCTCTCTTCGATGTTCTTCTAGCTCTTTGTCGCTAAACTCAGCGCCTACTATGGTAACTTCCCCAGTAGACTTGTTTACCACTACCCAGCCACCTGCAGGTTTACCCTGTGCGTCTGAATAGCCTATCATCTGTTTTATGTAACCAAAAGGATCGTCGTCTTTTAGTCCACTTATGCCTGCTCTCCACTTATTGTTAAATGCGTAAGGAGAACAGCTCTTGGTGTCAAATACAGCACCATCTATGTGTATGTCGTCTTGACCTTTAATCGTATGACTATTTATTTTTAACTCTACGTCTTCTTTGCCGCCAGTAATATTTAAGCCAGCCGCCTTAAGCAACACTTCCATAATACATTCGGTAGCGTCGCCTAGCATCATTTTAACGATAAAGTTATACTCATTGCGGGATTTAGGTGCGCCTTCCTTTTCTCTTTGTAGCTGGCAGGTAGGCTTACCTATGTTAGACATTCGTATTCGGAAATCTTCTTCTGGGCGGGGGGCAAGTTGCTTTCGGAGACAGTCTTTAAACATCTCTCCAGCGTCTTCTATCCACTCGTCCTCTACCTCAACCGACTCTCCGTTAGAGAGCCGATCAAGACAAAGTTTGAGCTGTGCTTCAAGTATTTCGGCGTTAGCCATTAGCCAAGTCACCCGCTAAAGCTTCTTGGATATTTCCGTCAACACTATCTGCAACGGCTTTTTCTCTTAAAGCTTCCTCATAATCGCGGTTAACTTGGGTGTTTTCTGCTTCAACATACTCCATGACTACCTTCATAGCGTCTACAGTGTCTGTATCCAGACCTACAGGCGACAAGAAGTCAGTCTCAAAGTCCATAACGTAATAAATTACGCTACCCTCTTTCTTTTTGATAGAGGTAATGTTGCATTCGTAATTGTAGATATTTTTGTTTTTAGGCAATTTATCTACTACCTGCCTGCCAAAGCCCATGAAGTTAGCTCCTTTGAGGCGTATGACACAGCCTATTGGACCTACAGTGACTTCATCACCGTCGGCAGTTTTACCAGTATACTCCACAATGCCATACAGCATACGGAAGCAGGTTATAGATTTATACAGAGGCTTTTCCTCTGGGTGTTCAGCAAGATACTTGCTTGAAGGTTTGCCGCAACGTATGCCGCCCTTCTGGTCTCTTGCTTCTTTACCAAAGTGAGGAATCATAACTGTCTTATTGACCAGCTTGCTCTCTTCAATATCAAAGTCTAGCCACTGATAAAACTGGGCTATGGGTTTAAATTTAACGGATTCGGCATATACCGGCTCCTCTTGCCCCATAAGGACAAACGTACCCTTTTTCAGAGGGCGCTCAAAGTCGTCCTCCTCAGAGTAGTTAAGTTTTAACACTGGAATGCGGTCAGTAGTTTCTTCCACTAACCCCAGTGATCGTGCTATTTCGCGCTCTTGTTCAGCGCTTACGGTTGCTAGTTCAGACATAGTAGTCTCCTTTTTTAAAGTAATCTCATTATAGTACAGTTATCCCAAGTGTGCAATGTCATATACTTCTTGCTCTAACCAATCTTTACCACCCTGTATTTCGATGTCTAGGGGTAAACCGAAGGCGTACTTGTATCTGCTGACAATTTCGTCGCCTACATCGTACATGGCCCAGTGCAAAGACTTAATAACCTCTTCTTTTTCCTCCGGGGCGCAGTCAACAACGATAGAATCGTGTACCGTCAGAATTATCTTGGACCTTAGATTCTTTTTTCTAAAGTCTCTGTAGGCTCTAACGCAAGATAGTGGCACTATATCTGCCGTAGCAAACGACTGCACAGGAAAGTTTTTAATTTGAGTAGAATTACTGACGCTACCGTTCTTGAACCGTTTAACGTCTGGGAACCTGAACTGGCGGCCAGAGGGTATAGTGACCAGCGTATCTTTAAGTACGCCCGTAATAAGCTCGTCGTGCCAGCTTTTCAAGCCTTTATATATATCAAAGTAAGCGTCGAAGTAAGACTTTATGTGTGGAGCTTCTCCCATTCCTAAGCCGCCGTACAGCGGGGCAAAGGTATACGCTTTGGCAGCTTGCCTCTCCTCCTTGGTCACTCTGTCGGCTGGCTTGCGGTAGATAATACTGGCGGTCTGCCTGTGTACGTCTTTGCCCTCCAAGATGTCTTTAATAATCTGCGGATCGCCAGACAGATCACCGGCCACCCTGAACTCTAGCCCACTGAAGTCAGCCTCTATGATGATGCCGTCGTCGAACCGAGAAGTAACACAGCCTCGCACAGGAAACTTACCGCCCTTTGGCTGGTTCTGGAAGTTAGGATTAGAGCTGGATAGCCTGCCTGTTTTAGTCCTACACTGATTAAACTGGGCGTGAAGCAGACCGTCTTCTCTAGTCCAAGTTTCAATACCATTAACAAAACTGTCTAGGTAAGTTGAAATTGCATTCAATCTTGTGAAGCCTTCTAAGAATTCTACGGCGTCGTCCTTGCCTTGCTTTTTCGCTTCACCTATAAGGCGCTTGATAGTGGTTTTACTAGTAGAAAACCCGTTGATACAAACGTCCTTTACCCCAGCCGGTATCATCCCAAAGCCTGCAGTTTCTTTGGTCTGGACGAGCAAGTAGCCTCTACCGTCGCACAGGGCGCACTTAGTAGCTTTCTTGTACGGCTGGCCGTCTTTCTTGAGCTTAATGTACTGCCCCTGACCCTTACAGGTGTGGCAATGTTCAGCTCTGGTTTTCTTAGCCACCTTAGTGGTACGCCGTATAGCTTTAACAAACGCGGTGTCAGACATTTTAGGGCGATACAGGGGGCGACCTCTTGAGTTGTACCCCAGATTAAATATCTGCTTGTGTTCGCCTTTGTTCACTAAGTCTCGGCTGTAGATGACCGTAGACATATCCTGTCCGCTAGATAAATTTATAGGTGTGTCGCCCATTACCTTGGCCGCTATATTCTCAAGTCTAATTTCTATAGACTTTTTTTCTTTAATGTAGTCTTCTTTAACTTGGGCAAGCTTATTTACATCTATGTGTATACCATTTTCTTCCATGTGGACTAAAAATAGCAGAAACTCATTCATTAGCTCAAGAGTAGGCTTCAGCCCCTGATTCTCCGGCTTGTCAAAGTCTTTGCATTGATCTACATATATCTCTGCACACGATTTAACGTCAGCATCTGCGTATTCTATGACTGTCTCTAGCGCAATCTCTTCAAAACCCACGCCAGATTTAAACTGAGCGTCTACAAGGTCAGACTTTTTGAGTGATACACCGCGTCTCTCCGCTGTCTTAGCTAATGACTTCGGTATCATCTGGCCTCTGTCTAGCACATACTCGCCTATCATAGTGCAGTAACACTTCTCAGGCATGACGAAGCCGCTTCCTTGTAGCGCCATGATGTCAAACTTAGCGTTGTGAGCTACTAGCAGGTCTGCTTCTCTCAAAGCCGCCCGTAATTTCTCTGGGCAGTCGGGGACAAGCATTTCCTTGTGGTAGAACACGGATTCTTGCGGATGGCCTACAAACTCAGTACCCTCCATCATCTGCCAGTGAGCAGACACCAGCCGGTTCTTGGGGTGAAAAGGCGAGTTGTCTATCACGCCGTCTATTCGCTGGACTGTAGTTTCGCAGTCAATTACTATTGTTTTCATTGTTGCCTCCAACAAAGTATTTTAAATACAATTCATCTTCATCTATAGGGGGTGGCGCAGGCTTAGGTTTAGGTAGGTACTTATCGTACCGCCTGTGAAAGTCCCGAATCGCCGCGTCCGGTATCACTATCTTGTTCATTAATAAAAGTTCCTTCAAAAAATATGACAAACCTTCTAGGGCAGAGGCCTACAATGTTGTAGCCAACGTAGTCTACTGCTTCCTCTTGGGTCATGCCGTCTTTATCGCAGAAATGCTTAACGAGCTTGTCGTAGTCGTATATCAGCCACATATTCTGATCACACCCGATAACACAATCGTCTAGGCCCGTCAGTATCATAGCCTCTGGGTCAAGCAAGTCCCTATCAATTTCTACATTCATTCAGTGTACCTAGACCTGTAGGGGTCGATCTGGCACGTTATAGTGCCGTGATAACCGTTCAGCTTGTTCTTGCCTACGGTAATGAAACGTGAGCGATTGTCCTCGTCGTCTCCCTCTTCGCCTGTGGTGTCGTCATCATATTTACCTATGCCAAATACTAAATCTGCTTCAGCAAACTTGCCTATCTTGCTTCCTTCAGCGTCAAAGGGCGTGACTCTGGTTCTGCCAGCCGCGTTAGCGTTAGCCTGAGATACACCTATGATGGCGCACTCGTAGCGTTTAGCTATCTCTCGTAGCTGTAGGTACAACTCCCGCAGTTTATGGTGGTTGGCCTCGAATGCACCTGCTACAGCCACCTTGTCGGCTTGGTCAATGAATACAATGTCAGGCTTCAGCATCTTTATGTGAGCTTCTAAATCAGCTAAAGCCCATCCCGTAGCAGACCTAAAGTCTACCTTCTCGTACATATTATGGGCTTTGTACAGCTCGACAGCCGCCTTTAAATTTTTAGGGTTTTTCTCCATCTCGTCAAGCGTGAAGCCTGTGTAGGCTGTCACTGCGCGTCTCTGATGCTTTGTGTGGGCTTCTTCGTTGCAGACGTACAGGCATTTAGCTCCTTGCGCTGCAAAACCGTCAGGTCCGGCGGCTAAAGATATGCAAAAAGCAGACTTTCCCGTCTCTGGTGTAGCCAGCACAACAGCAAACTCAGTAGGACCGATACCGTAGACTTTGCGGCTCAACGTGGCTAAGTTAAACTGCCATCTGCCTTCGTCTGATTCGTTCTTAATCAGAGCCTCTAGGTCAAACTCCTCTGGGGGCGCTACTTCGTCGGGCGTGAAGCCATCCTCTAGCTTGTCTAGGTAGCCATTCAGGCGCGTGAATCCCTCGTAGTTGCCTTCGCTAATCTCCAACCCAAGATTGGCTATCTTGCGGCCAGCCTCCCGTTTCCACAAGCCTGCCAAGACATCCGAGGCTATCTCAGGTGACAAAGCATCCGACTGAGCAATGTCCTCAATTAGGCTGGTTATCATATCTATCTCGGCTTTAGTGGCTACTGGGTGAGCTTCTTTGTACAGATGCACAAGGGCTTCTTCGGTCAGATCTTGTTCGTAGTTTGCGTGAGCTTTGCTAATAAGCGTGAAAAGGTCGTTTAGGTCGCCTTCCCACAGGTGAGGGGATAATCGGGTTTCGTTGTTGCTATAAAAATCGTTAGACAGTAAGTTCTTAAATATACTGAGAGACATTTCTGCGTCCTCTTGTTAGTTGAGGTTTGGATTTTAGGGCAGGGATGGGAGTTAGTCAAGTAAAATTCTATCTATCTCCTCTGGGCTAAGGTGCTTCAGGTCTAAGCCGTCCAGAAACTTGGTGCGGACGTTGCTGTAGCCCTCTAGCTGGCGTGAAAGTCGTAAACCCTTCTTGCTGGCATCCTTGTCTAAGGCTACGATAATGTTCTTATACTTTCTTACCTGATTCTTTTGTGTACGGTCTAGGTTAGTGCCAAGTAGAGCTACACCAGTGAACCTGTGGCTTACCGCACAAGCTGAGGGGGCATCTTCGACCAAGACGGCAGTGTGCGCGTGAGTTCCGTCAGTAGGGACTACGAAACAGCCCGTAGTGTCGCCGTAGGTGCGCCATTTGGGTAGCTTTCGGGTGATTGAGCGACCTATGTAGCCATTCCCGTCATTCATGCCGAACAGAATCCTATCTTCAGCAGGGGAGTATTGAATATCTACGCGGCCTGCCTCATACGCATCCCAGCAGTGTGATTTCTCTAGCCAGTTGACCAGCGTTGGGCGTGAGTCCACCCGTACCAGTGTGTCAGGGATGCCACTCTTACACATTACCTTGGCTGGTTTATCGTGTATGGCATTAGTCAGCTCGACACTCGTTCGATCAGTCCGAACAGCGCCTTTAGCGGTGCAGGTAGCCTTGAAGCAATTCCAAAGGATTTTGCCATCCCTGCGTGTGACGTACAGCTTAGACCGTCCACCGCAGAAAGGGCAATTAAGTTTAAGGGTCTCGTCAGGATTGACTGAAAGACCCTGAATGAATTGAAGCTGGTTCATTCGATATTAGTATCAATGTAGTCTTTTCGGATAGCCTTAAAGTTGCGGTAATCAGCATCATCCATGCTATCTTTAAAATCGTCTAAAATCGCACAAAGCATAAGAATGTGATTCTTGCGGGTTTGTAGCACAGAATCTCTAGCCACGAGTTCTTCGTGGTTTTTGTTGCGCTCTCTACGATAGCATTCGCTTAACTCTTGGTTGTCCAATGCGATTTCATACAATTGCTTCTCGCGCTTAGTCGTACAGTCGCTCTCGTCAATATAGCTGATCACTTGTAACATGGTTGTAGCCTCCAATAGGTAGTAGTAGGGTATCGCCCCCGCAAGGGGGGCTTATTTATATCATGGATATTAGGTTTAGTCAAATTCC